GCCGCTCCCTGTCTCGCTTGCGTTGTTCCCAGAGCATATCCCGCTGGGTATGGTCATCCGGGTCGCAGTCCGGGAGGGGAAAGTCGCCCCCCAGCCAATCTGTGAGCAAATCAAACCGGGCCTTCTCCGCATCAGGGCCGCTGAGGGGGCCGATGTCCAATCCCACGCATGGGCATAGTACATCTCCAGGATTGCCGCCCACAGGCTGCGCCCGGCGGTTCTCTTTCTCCCGTTTGGCTTTGAACTGGGCCATAACTTGGTCTTTCTCTTCCTGAGTGGGTTCTTTCTCTCTGTCACCGAAAATAAATCCTATCGCCCCACCATCCCAACTGGACGGCCCGCAATGCGTGGCCATCTTCAATGTCCCCCGTTCACTTTCAGAAAAAACAATCTGTAGCATGATAAAAACTCCGTTTCACATTCCCATTTTTATGACACTTTCTGAAAAAAGTATAGCACAACAATACAAGCAAATCAACCAGCCGGAGAGGAAGCGTTCTCGGTAGCCCTTGCGACCCGCTGTGCCTCCCTCACCCGGCGCATATGGAGGAGATATAAATGACTAGATACCAGGAATTTGATACCGTTCTGCTGAGGGACGGGCGTATTGCCACGATTGTGGAGGCATTTGAGCCAGGGACCTATATTGCAGATGTGGGGCATTCTCCCAAAAGCTGGGCTACCATTTGGGAATTGACAGATACTGACATCTTGCGGCTCGCTACCCAGGACGAAATTGAAAGGGAATCAAAAAAATCTGAATCTGAGCTAAAGGAGTGTGGATTATGGCCGGCCAAGTAATCGCCGCCATTGAAACGGCCCTGGCCTAGGGCCACCGTGTCCAGCTCAAACAGATGAAGGACTGCACAATTTTCTATGAACGGAGGAGAATCAATTGAAAATTGATAGAACCAATCCTGCATACCAGGAGTACCGTGCCAAATTCCAAGAAATTGTAGCGGCACAGAACGAAGAGACTGATAAAATTCCATACTCAGGAGGCCAAGATGGTCCGCTTATGCAAAGAATATCATTTTATTTACGAAAGGGTGAAGCTGAATGATTAATAAAAAACATCCCAAGTACAAAGAGTATATTGAGAAGTGTAAGGACTTGGCAGAACGGCAGAAAGCAGAGGCGGATTCGATTCCATATTCAGGAGGACAGGATGGGCCGCTGGGGGATGTCTATCGAAAATATAGCAAGGAATTGAAAAAATTGAAAAAGGACTATGCATTTTTGTTTGTGGAGGACGGTTTGTGATTAAAATTATTTAAAGGACAACCTTGGTATGCGCTGAATCAGTATAAGACTCCTAACGTTGCATACACACTCAATACGGCTTTGCGTGGAGAGGTTCCTATAACAGAAGAATTTAGGCAGATTGTTTATAGGGAAGGACCGGACAGGACCTGCGAGGATTTAATCCGAATGAATTTGAAATTTTGTTCCCAAGAGGACGAACATTTTTGATTCAGAAATTGGAAGGAAACACGATTTACATGGAGGAAGTAGAAGATGGATAGCCGATTTCAAGAGCCGTACAGCCATCCGCACTGGTGGTATGGCGGAAATTATATGCCGGCTTGTTTCGCCTGCTCTCATTTTCGGGGAATGATTCGCAGAAAGGTCCGCTGTACAGCTTTTCCAGATGGGATTCCGAAAGAATTAACCCTGGAAGGTACGCTGCATGATACGCCATTTCCGGGAGACAACGGGATTCAGTTTGAGCAGTTTGAAGATGGAGAATGATATGGACGTCAAAACTATCCAAGCTATCGAATCTATCCTAAAGCGCGGCAACGATGCCAATGTCCGCCGGAAGGCGGTGGGTACATGGTCATCGAGATCAAAGAGACAATCAAATCAGGCCCCCCGGCGATTGTGACGCGGGAAGGGCAAACTGAATGGACAGTTGCCTATAACGGGTAACTGTCCAAATAATTGAAATTTGCATTACTTATGCCGTTTATTTTGGATAGATGAAACCACTGCATAGACAACAGCAATTAAGACGAACACCCAAGAAGTGACATGCAACCATATCCAATTGGTAGCGATATAGGATGCATAAGTAAAGAAAATGAATCCGATAAACATAAATGCAAAACCGGATTGGCGGTAATGAGGCTTTTTGCGCTCTTTATCCTTATCCATATGTTTGCGTTCCTCTTGCGAAGCCCATATATAAGCGTTATTGAAAAGATATCCTTTTTCCTTAAATTGAAGATAGCTGATAATAAATGCCCCTATGCCTAACGCAAGAAATATACTGCCAATTATCATTTGAGCAGGACTCATTTACTTCATCTCCATACATTCTGATTATAACATATTCAATCTTTCAACACGAAAGGTAAAAGGGCTGCGTGAAAAGCATGAAGCCCGGACGCCGCTTTCTACCTTGTTGACATTCTGCCCACCTTATAGCCTGACGGTTTACAGCTCCATCAGCTGCCGCACCCGCTTCTGCACATGGCGCTCCATCGCCGCCAGCCTCTCCTCTAAAAGATTCAGCTTGGGGTGGCGCTGGAACGTGAAGCCAATCAGCCTGCGCAGCTGCTCCCTCTGAAGCGGTCCCATGACCTCCCGGCAGACGCTCTCAAAGCTGACCCCGTAGGCCGTCCCTCTGGTCTTGGCGTAACTGTCCAGGTCCGTCCAGTCTTCCGGCATGGCGAAGTTGAACAGCGGCAGCCCGTTGTCGAACACTGGAGCCGCTCCGAGCAGTTCCCCGCTGTGATTGTTCCGCAGAACACCGAAGTTGCCGAAATGCCGGTCCTCGTTGTAGATCACCGCATCGAACACCAGCATACTCTTGATCTCCTCGTATGCCTCTGGCCCAAGCTTTTCATAATACTCCAGACAAGCTTTCAACCCGCCCTCCCGAACGATCCGGCCAATGGAAATGTAGGCCGTGTCAATGTCTGTAAACAGCTTACAGCGTGAGGCCAGAATGCCCTTCCAGTTCTCCAGACCGTAGCGTACTGCGTGGAGCCCCATAGTCTGGGCAATCTGGCTGGCATAGAACTCACTGTACGGCTCGTTTCCCGTGTTGGCCGCACCGGAGGTACCGCCTTTGTACAGATAGATACCGTCTCCCTCAATAAAACGCCAGCCTTTTGGCAGCATTCCGTTGGTGGTCAGCTCCGGCGAGGTAGTAAAGGCGGCGTCACTCTGCCCGATTCCCGTATAGGCCACCAGGGACAGAATTTCCGAGAACCGATTTTCATACAGGTTATACCGTGAAAAGGTTCCCGCAAAACCCTGGGGTACGACCCAGAAGCTGTCGTTCAAGGACAGGCCCCTGCATACATCAATGATCCCTTTGGTGTCGTTGACGCTCAAGCCGAAGGTCTTGAGAATTTCGGCAACATAGGTGCGATTTTTGGGGATCACTCGCCGCTGCAGCCATTTTAGCAGTCCCGTATCACTCAGGTCCATATCCAGAGGGAACCGGCTGCGCTCTGCCTGGTTGATCTCATGAATCTCAGCTTTCAGGCCCTCGATGCCATGCTCGGCCAGGGAGAACGTCAGCAAGTCTGTATCATAGAGTCGAAGAATATATTCCTGCTCCATATTCCGTCCTCCTTGCGTTCTTTCTTTTATTATAGCGAATTTTCAGCGGAAAGTAAACGAGGATTTTGCGCCATGCCTCATCCCAAATATATCAATAGCATATTGCTTGAACTTTGAAATTAATCCAGTCAGAAACTGGCCCATGCAATTCTGCTCCGGTACCAAGATCTGCAAAATGTACTTTCCCGCACCGGATTTTTAAATCTTCACCTGGGCGCAAATCAAGCTGACTATTGCTGCCCTTTGTCTCGATCACAAAGTACAGCTTTTTAACGCCATCCGTTTCCACATAGACCGCCCAATCCGGGTTATAGCTGCCAATCGGCGTATCCACCTTGAAGCGGCTGGGTAACTTCAAAAACATTTTCACATCCGGGTCGTCGTCCAAGGCCGCTGCAAAGCGGCTCTCGACTGTGCTGTCACACATGATGTAATCATAAACACTGTGCTCCGCAGGAACGGTATGACGATCCAGATTTGCAATCAGTTCCGCACTATCGAAAATCTCCTGCACATAATATTCCTCGCCGTACAACTTTCGGTAGCTAATCCCGTCAACAGCTAATGAGCGGCGCACATTCAAAATGACGCTTGCCGCCTGTTCAATAAACATCTGCGGATTATTCAAAAAATCCTGCGCCCGTCCACTGCGTTTGAGTATTTCATATACCGTAGACCGTTTGACCAATGCCTGTCTAAAGGAACAGTTTTTAATAGAATTTAATATAAGAAAAACAGCGGAATCATCACATCTGTATATGTGTTCATTCCACCGTTTTTCTTGTCTATGCACCCATATTCAAAGGTTCGGATACCAGCGCAGCAGATCACCACGCCCTTCGGCCTCGATCCGCTCTACCGCATACCGGAGCCACTCCTCCGGCGTGGGTATCTTCCCGGCGCGAGGTATCCTTTCCCATTGTGCCCGCTTTTCCGGATCAGGATCATTCATTCCGGCCTTAATGCGGGCCGAGATAATCGCCCACATTTCCTCCACCGTGATATTCCTTTCACGGGCCAGCCTTTCAAATAAAGTTTCTTCTTCCATAGCAGCAAGCCTCCCGATATTTTGTGAATAGTATACCCTCCTGTCTACCAAGCTATAACAGAGTAATTCCTTTTTGGGCAATAGTCTGTCTACCGATTGTGACTATTATAGCACCCTTTTGGGAATTAGAATAGATACAGATAGGCAGGTGATGGCATGGATGCGCAAAAACGCATAAAACAGCTCATGGAGGAACGCGGCTGGACAGATTACCGCTTGGCGAAGGAATCTGGCCTTTCCCATTCCACCGTTACAAATATGTTCAACAGAAATAATGCGCCGACATTGCCAACCTTAGAGGCAGTATGCGAGGCGTTTGGTATAACTCTATCGCAATTCTTCTCCGAAGGAAACGGCCCGGCGGAATTTACCGAGGAACAGCGCACCTTATTTTCAAAATGGAGTACACTAAACGACGAGCAGAAAAAAGCCCTGCTCGCCCTTATCAATACCATGTGAATGACGAAAAGCCCGCAGGCTCTGGAATAGAACCTGCGGGCCATTTATTATGCCGCCTGCCATGCTTCTTTTTTAATGGTCACTTGTGTCCCGTCGCGGAAAATAAAGACCATCCGTTTATCCTCAAATACCGTTACCATATCCACCGTGGAATACCAAAGTTCCTCGTCAAATTCTGTTACCAGCCCGGCATACTGGCCCATGCGCTCCATGAACATCTGGATTTTGACCTTCTTGGCATTGCGCTCCAAGCAGATGTCCTCGATTTCCGCCAGACGGTTCCGGGCTTTTTCAAAGCGGGCGCAGTACCCTTCATATTTGTGCTGGTATTCTTCCTGATCCTGCGCCTTATGCGCATTTTCGGAAATGGCCTTTTTTATAAGCTCCGTTACCACGTCGGCCTCATTCTGCAATTCCCCGCGCTCTGTATCAAGGTCGGAGGTATCGGTAAGTGCCTCGATTACCTCGTTATATGCCGCCAGTATTTCCGTCCGCTCATTCAGGATTGCATTAAAAGCGGAAAGGAAAGCCGCTTTGATTTCCGATTCCGTTAAGTGAAGCGTGTGGCAATGTCCGCCCTTATATTTGTTGTTGCATTGCCAGATCAGGCGGCGGTACTCGGTGTTGGAATCCCATACTTTACTGCCATACTGTCCGCCACATTCCCCGCAGAAAACTTTCCCGCTGAAAGGATGGGCGCTGCTCGTCCAGTGGCCGTCGGCCTTGCGCTGTTTCCACTCATACTGTACAAGGTCGAATACCTCCGGCGCAATGATAGCCGGATGACTGTTCTCTACATAATACTGCGGAACCTCGCCCTCGTTGACTTTTACCTTTTTGCTGAGAAAATCCACCGTGAATTTTTTCTGCAGGCGGGCGTCGCCCTTATATTTTTCATTCGTCAGAATACTTTCCACGGTCTTACTCCGCCAGATGGTTTTCCCGCCCGGAGTAGGGATACCCTCGCTGGTCAGATAGGCGGCGATTGCCGAAGGAGCCTTCCTGTAAAGGAACAGCCGGAAAATAAGCTGCACGATCTGCGCTTCCTTTTCAATGATCTCTGGCAGACCATTTTCGCCCCGTCTGTATCCGAGGAATCGCCCATAGGGCAGACTCACTTTCCCGTCGGCAAAGCGCTTACGCTGGCCCCACGTCACATTTTCGGAAATAGAGCGACTTTCTTCCTGTGCCAGCGAGGACATAATAGTGATAAGCAGCTCGCCCTTGCCATCGAGGGTATGGATATTTTCTTTTTCAAAAAATACCTCAATTCCTCTTTCTTTGAGCTTCCGCACTGTGGTTAAAGTATCCACCGTATTACGGGCAAAACGACTGATTGACTTGGTAATAATTAGGTCGATTTTTCCGGTCAGCGCATCGGCCACCATGCGGTTAAAGCCTTCGCGTTTTTTTGTATTCGTTGCGGAAATGCCTTCGTCGGTATAGACTGCCACAAATTCCCATTCTTCCTTTGACTGGATATAACGGGTATAGTAGTCCACCTGCGCCTCATAGCTGGTTAGCTGTTCTTCATTGTTGGTGGATACACGGGCATAGGCCGCCACCCGCAGACGCTTGATGGCCTCATTGCTCAATACATTGATTGGAAGTTGGTCTTTCTTGGCTGGGATTATCGTTACCTTCGGCACTTTTACTGCTGGCATAATACAGGCCCCCTTTCCTTCTTTTTCATGCGGCGGGGAATGTCGTCCCTGCCCTTGCTGATCTGGTGGCCGTCCCGGAATATATAAATGAGAGAACCGTCAGCCTTTACCCGGATTTCCTGTATTTTCTTTTCAAAAATGGCAGGGTCAAATTCCGGCAGCCCCATAACCTCGGCTGCCACCTGTTCCATGACTGCCTCCGTGTAATGCTTCGCGGGGCAGAGGGCCTTGCCTTTCTGGTGCGTTGTCCGGCATATCCAGATTGCATTTTCCCGCGCTGTTCCGGGGCAAATGATTTTCCGTGTAAAGCTCTTACCGCAATTCTCGCAAACCACCTTCCCAGAAAAAGGGAATACCTTTCTTTCATAGGAACCGGAGCGGGGCTTGTAAATCGCTTTCCGCCGGGCGCGTTCTTCGATCACTCGTCGCTGAGTTTCTCTGTCAAGTATCGGCTCATGACTTTCCTCTACAAAGTATTGAGGCTTTTCTCCCTGATTGATTTTTTCTTTCTTTGTGATCGGGTCTACCCGGAAGCTCTTTTGCAGGAGCAGGTCGCCCACCGACTTTTCATTGCATAGCAGGCCAATAATGGAGTTACCGGAAAGGATGCCGCCATGCCTGCCACGGACACCGGCCTTTGCAAAGGCATCTTCCAGCTTATAGCGCCCATAACCGGCCAGATATAGGTCGGCAGCCAGCCGCAGCACCTCGGCCTCCTCCGGCACGATTTCCAGTTTGCCATTCACCAGCCGATAACCGTACATGGTGGCGCTCCACGGGAGTCCCTGTTCAAAATTTGCTTTAATCCGCCATTTCTGGTTCTCGGAAACCGAGCGGGCTTCTTCCTCCGCATAGGCCGCCAGAAGGGTCAGTAGAAATTCCCCGTCCTCGCCTAATGTATGGATATTCTGTTCTTCAAAATATACGTCTACACCGATCAGCCGAAGCTCCCGAATAGTTTTCAGCGTGATAACCGTATTTCTGGCAAAACGGGAAACCGATTTCGCAATAATCATATCAATCTCCCCGGCATGGCAGGCTTTTAAGAGTTTTTGAAATTCCACCCGGTTTTCCTTCGTGCCGGTCAGAGCCTCATCAGCATAGACACCAGCATACTGCCAACCGGGCGTTTTCTGTATCAATGAATTGTAATAGCTGATCTGCGCCGACAGCGAGTGCAGCGGGCCTTCCCTGCCGCTGGATACGCGGGCATAGGCCGCCACACGCTTTTCTTTCGGAGCCTGCTGCAATGTGGCAGGCGCTACTTTTTTAATAATGCGTTGCATATTACGCCCTCCTTTCAGGACACTGATGTTATAGGAAGCCACCCGAAAAAGAAAGCCTTTCCGGTGCAAAAAAACGCATAATTCCTGTCAATTTTCCTATTCAGAAACCGTCTGGCATAATCCTGCGGTCAGACTGTCTCCCCATCGTTTTCCGCTTTGCCGAAACGTGCCGCGATATAACATGGATGGGAGCAGTATTTTCTTTTCTGGTTCCCATAGCTCTGAAATTCCTTCCCACAATGCGCACAGGTCAAAGAATAAAAAGCCTTCTTGTTTACCAGATGTGAATGTTCCTTCCACCATATCCGGCGGCAGGCTTCGGAGCAGTATTTTCTTGCTGGGCGCTTTGGTTCCTGCGCCAGAGGCTTCCCGCATTGCCTGCAGGTCTGCCTGTCCGGCTTCTCCGCAATCCCGCCCAGCCCGTTGCGCCTGCAAAAGCTCTTAACTGTATTCAGGGAAATCCCAAGACGGGTCGCTATGGCCAGATAGCCATAGCCCTCGCCGCGTAAAAAACGGACACACTCTTTTTCTTTTTTTGTCATAAGACCACCTCCTAAAACACTGATGTTACCCAAACCACACCGAAAAGGAAGCCTTTTCAAAATAAAAAGCCACCTAAAACCGGCTTGAATTTATCTTTTAACCGGGCCTCAATGCGCAGGAAATCCTCCTCGTTTATCACGCCCTGCCGGAGCATGGTACGGGCCACGGCAAGGGCCGCCTGATACTTTTTCTCCCGGTCAAACTGTTCCTTTGTCATGTTCCGCCTCCTTATAAAAAATAAGGCGGCCCCGCAGAGCCGCCCATCCGCTTAGTTCGGGATTTTCAAGACCTGCCCGGCATGGATCACGTCCGAGGTAAGGCCGTTTAATTTCTTGATTTCAGGATACCGGGAGCCATTCCCCAGCTTTGCCGCCGCAATGGCCCATAGGCTGTCGCCTTTTTTCACCGTATAAGTGGCATAAGCAGCCTTACCGGTATAAACTGCCTTGCCTCCCTCGTCAAAGACCGAGTATCCGGCATTTTCGTCGGCGCACCGCTTGGCGTTATCCAGTACCTTAAACGCGCCCTTCTGCGAAGCCTTGTCGGCCCAGCTCTTGCGTACCCGGTACAGGATACCGGAAGTAGAGCCGCCGCCATTGCCGCCGGAGGTGCCGGAGAGCCTTTCCTTTACCGCCGCCCGGAAAGTGTCCATGTTCTTCCCATGCTTCGGAAACCAGTGCATGACATCCCCGTGATTGGAGGCAATGCCCTGCGCGTGGCCCTCGCTGTGGCAGATGATATTCTTCTCGGTCAGGCCGTATTCCTTACACAAATAGGCGCAAAGCTCCACCGCCTCGTTGTAGACCTTGCCGAAATAGGAAGCGTCCGCCAGATTGTCCTCGCATATCTCAAAGGAGATATGGGTATCATTGCCGCTCCCTTTGGGGCCGGAGCCGCAATGCCAGCCCCGGTAGTTCCACGGGAGCGTCTGGTAGGTTGCAACCGTACCGTCGGCCAGTTTTCCGATAAAGGCGTGGACGCAGACCTGCCGCCCGCCGGGCTTCTCCTGATTCCAGTGGTTGTTGTACTGATTTTTCCCCAAAAGGCCGTCATCCGGGCCGACATAGCGTTTCAGATTGGGATTGTTGGCCCCGGTGGAATGTACCATGATCCCTTTCGGGGCAATCGTGCGGCCTGCCTTGTAGCAGGCGTTTTCCGTCAGTATCCGTTTGTGCAGATTCATAGAAAAACCTCCTTCGGTTTCTGCCTCAAAAGCGACGACGCTGCCGGTGCCGTATCCATGCACCAGAGCAGCGCCGTCATAATAAAAGGCCAGTATTTCATTGTAGGGAACGCCGTTTCTTGCCGCCCACATACAACCCACCTGCGACATTCCCACGCCGTGGCTCGCTTTCTTGGGATTTTCTGCGCGGGTAGCTATATCCCACGGGTCGCCCTTATGCACATAGTAGGGATAGTCCCGGCTCCAAACCTCGCCGCTCCGCCTGCAGGTGCCGCCGTTGGAGGCGGAATAAAAGCAGTCCACCAGAGCGCCGCCATAGACAAGCACCTGCCCGGCGGTTTCCTTAACAGCCCGGCGGCTTTGCGGGCAGGTATCCATAAGGGAAGCCCGGAAAGCCTGAAAGCGGGTCGTATCATCCATGACGGTTCCCGCCTCTGCCCGCTTTACGGCAAAGGTGCGGGCGGCCACAGCCTGCGCTTTAAGAGCCTCCATGTGGGAGCCTTCGCCAATCTCGGCGGGAACCACGCCGCAGAGATATTCCTCCAAATCGAAGGAAACCGGCCCCGCGCCGAAGCGGGCCACATTCTCGGCGCGGGTCATGGTTACGCTGATCTTCATTCGCCGTCCCCCTTACCGCTCTTGTCGCTGTCCCGGTCATGGAGCTGCGCCAGCACGTCTTTTAACTTCTGCGGGATCGGCAGGCCGATCCGGGCGGAATTTTCCAGAAGGCTCACGCCCTCGTTGGAAATGTAAAAGAAGATCACCGCCGTGCGCAGCGCGTCCCCGGAGCCGATAATCTGCGCGTCGATCACATGGCCGATCCCCACCATAACGAAGATCAGCACCTTGCGGAAAATCCCTTTGAATCCCACCTCGCTGGATAAGCTCTTATCCACAATGGCGCACATTACGCCGGTCAGGTAGTCAATCACCACAAAGGCGATCAGGGCATAGAAAAAGCCGTCCAGCTCCCCGAAGAACCAGCCCAGCCCTCCTCCAATGGCGGCCATAACCACCTGCATCCAGTTCCATACATTCTTCATGTTTCAAATCCTCCTTCATATTTTGATATTGAAAAAGGACGCACAAAGCGTCCTCATTTCCGGGTATTAAGTTACCTGCTTCGGCAATGCCTCCCACAGCCGCATATCCTCCTGCCCCAAAGACCAGATGGCGATCCCCCGCAGCTTCCACCGGTAGGCCGCCTCGTTGGCCCAATAGACCAGCGAATCCACGTCCTGATAATACAAGATAGAAAAGCCGTCCGCGTCCCCAAGGAACAGCCGGGAAATCCAGACATTTATGTCCCTCGGAACGATCCGCGCCGTATAGTCCTGCCCGCAGGATAAGGCGAGCAGGTGGGAATGGAAAAAATCATAGTCGAGGGAAATCTCCTCGCTTCTGGTGGCGGTTTCCTCTATATCGGAGTTTACCGAAAACACCTGAAATTCTTCGTCCCACGTCACGCCGGAGCGGGCAATGCGCCCGAAGCTGGTCGTTCTCCCATCCGGGTATGCCACGTCAAAACATTCATACGGCTCATAGGCCCAAGCGTCCCCGGCCCGCAGAAGGTCACAGACAATAGTACCATCCGCCTGTATGCCCGCATAGCCGGAGGCAGCGCTCACCGTCGCCGTAAACCGCAGCGTATAGCTGGAACCGGAATATACCCGGACGCGGTTCCCGCGCTTTCGCATTTCCACCGTATAAAGCGTCGGGTCGCTGTGGATGGCGCTGGCCGGGGTTCTGGAAAAGCTGGCCGGGTAGCTCCCCAGCAGGGAGGAGCCTTGATACAGCTCCACCCGCTGGGTATCATAGTTTAAGCAGCAGAAGATATTCCCAATAAAGACACCGGCCCGCCCGCCGCCGCTTGGCGCAAAGCCCAGCCGCGCCCGGATATGCAGGTCGGAAAAGCCCTCATACTTCCACGCAAGCCGCCCGGAGCCTTCCAGCAGGGAATAGGGGCGGCTGTCAAAATAATTCTCCCGCCAGACCTCCCATTTCCCGGAAAGCGTCGTCCAGTAGCTGTCCGGCAGGGGCGTTTCATCCCGGAAGTCCTCATACCAGACAAGGGCGGAATCGGGCCTGCGCCGGAGCATTTCACAGGTCAGCTTAAAGCCCTTGTCCGGCATGGCCGGGTTGCCGTCCACATCCAAGAATTGCCGGGGCGAGAGGGTAAAGGAAGCCTCCCCGGCGCTGGCGGATTCGGAAAAGTCGCTGCATACCCGGAAGCCGTAAAACTGCACGCCGGGAACGCCGCCGCTGATCGTCAGGGTATGCGCCCCCGCCGCAAGGCTCATGCCCTCAGCAAAAGAAAGCCAGCAGGTGCGCCGCCAGTAGGGCCACCATAACCGGCTCTCCGAGAAAGACTTTGCCTGCCCGTCCACCGTCACCCGCAGGACGTTCTTATCCCAAAAGGGGAAACACAGCCTCACCGCCAGATCATACGTCCCGCTTTGCGCAATGGTAAAACGGTAGGTGGCGGAGCTTCCTTCCCCCAGCACCGTCATAGAATCGGAAACCGACACAATGCCAGAATGGCTGTCCGGCGTGCCGCCGCCCCGGTCAAGGTACACGGTGCCAAAGGCGGCCTTCTGCTCCTTGCCGTAAGCGGTCAGATAATGCCTGCGGTTATAGGTTCCACAAAGCAGCGGGTATTCAAAGCCTGCCGCGTCCCGGCCCTCCATGTAATCATAGACCTGTGGGAGCGCCCACGGCACCTTGTCGTAATCGTCCCAATAGGCCACAATGGGAATAAAGGGCTGGGGCGGCTTGTCGTCGGTAAAATTGTAGCCGCCGGTCATCCACAGCTTGGCGGCATAGTAGGTGTTGGAGGTTCCCCGGTAGGTCTTGCCGAGGTTCTCCGGCGTGTCGTATATCTGCCAGTTCCAGCCATAGCCCGGCAGGCCCATGAACAGCTTCTCCGGGTTCATGGCCCGAACCGCATAATCATAAATGCCTTCCAGCCAGCTCCGGGGCGATACCGGGCCGGGAGCGCTTCCAGCCCACGCCATCCCGTAAGACATAATGGAAGCCGTGTCGCAGTAAGCGTCGAGGTCGGCATAGACGCACCAGTTCTCACCGCCCACGGAGCCTTGCACGCCGGTCATGCCCGGCAGGCAGATATTGACGCGCTTGGCCGGGTTGTAGGCTTTGACGGTCTGGTAAATATCCCGGAACAGGGCATTTGCCGCCGCCCGGTTCTCATACCCGCCGCCGCGCTCCAAATCAATGTCGATCCCGGCGCACCACGGGTATTTTTCCATGATACGGACAATCTCGGACAAAAAGGTATCCTTCGCCCCGCCGGTATTATTGCGCAAGGCTGTAAAAATACTGGCTGTCCCGTGGTTCATAATGGTAAGGAGCCAGTGGATATGAGGCCAGCGGTTGATATAAGCCATCATGGAGGAAATACTGGTGCCGGTTTCGGAGATTGTACCGGAGGCGCTTACCTCAAAGGTGAAAATCCCCACCGTATCCAGCCGGTCGCCGTAATCCCGGAGGGCCTGATACATCCGGGCGTTCCCCATGAAGCTCCACACCATGCACCGCTTGCCTTTTAAGTAATCTCTCATAAACATTTACTCCTTAAAAATTGGCAACAAAAAAGCGCCCGTTTCCAGACGCTTCTTAATGATAGACACTTATATAAAACTCACTTAAAATGTGCGCATATCTAATAATCTATCTGCTGAATCACACAAATTATCATAGTGTAACAACTTAATATCTTCTTTCTTTAATTTATCCCTTTGAAGTCGATATGTCTTTTTATCAAAATCACTTCTAAGCCCTGCAACAACTACATAGTGCATCCTTGTGGTATCATACTTCAAAAATTCTTCCGGTAATTCTTCTTTTCCCTTTATCTCCTCAAAATATTTCCCTAAACTCTGGAAATTTGCATCAAGCCAAGTCTGCCAATCAGATATTTGATTTATACCTTTTCGGAAAACCTCACCTAAATTTCCATCTTTCAAAGTTATTCTTCCATTTGACTTTTCAAATTCGATAAATATAAACTCATACCCGCCTGAACCTTTTCCAATTAACAAATAATCCGCCCTATACTTTCCTTCAAAAGAAAACTCTGGAAATAAATATGCCTCATGATGCCCAAAATTAAATCTACCACATTCAAAAATAGAACCTATAATATGATAAGCTGGCGTTTTATTGATAAATCTCAAAACATCTAATTCAAGGGCATTTTCGCTATGCACTATTGCTTTGAATTTGTCATTAAGCACTTGTAAATTCCCCTGTTTCTTCATATCACTTAAATTTATATGATTATTGGGAAACAAACTCAAATAATGCTTTACAGCGGTTGGATATGAATCATACATATTGATTCTCCCAATAGGCCGCCCTTCTGTTTCAAGTTTAAGAATAGCTTGATATTTTTCCAACTCACTTGAAGTAATACTGCGATAATCTCTACTATATAAATTCATTTCAAGCTCTACCACCATTCCTATAATTTATAGCTCCATGCCTGCTCATTAGCGACATTGAAATTATACCTTAAAGCAACGTTCTTTTCAATGTGTTCACAAAATATCACCGCCTTCCTGCATTTCCTGAAACCGGAACAAGAGCCTTGCCGATTTTTTATCTTCCAGCGTGACCGGATGCTTGCTGTCCCCGGCGGCGCTGTACTGGAAAAATCCGTGCTTCCCGGCGGGCTGCCCGTTTTTCAGACATTCCCGCGCGGAGGCCAAAAGGGCCACTTCATCACCGGCAGTAAGCGCCATAGGGAACACCGCCTTATGCGCCCCTGCGCCGAGGCCCACGGATACGCTACCCGCCGCCATATCCTGCACCGGGTAGAGATAACAGTCCAGCCCCGCCGTATCAGAGCCGAGGTTAAAAAGCACCACCGTTTCCGCCGAGCGCACCACGCCGTTATAGAACCGGGGCGGGACAATGTTTCCTGCCTCCCGGTATTTTTGCAGCAGGGTTTCCGTATGGATCACATAGCCCGTCAGCCGGTCGCCTTCCTGCACCATAAGGTCGGTGAAATAAATCGTGCCGGTACAGTCGGAAACCAGCGGCTTCACGGTAACGCTCACCACGCGCTGATCCTGCTTTGTCAGAATGGTTTCGGAAAACCTTGTGAATTTTGCCGTCATACCCGCCTCCTTACCCGTCCTGCGTCCACTGTATCTCGCTCACATGACCCACCCAGCCGGTGGCAATGGAGCCGCCCTGCAGGAGCATATCCGTGAAATACACCTGCCCGGTGCAGTCGGTGACGCAGAGCCGGACGGTAATGGAGCGCAGGCGCTCATAGCCCTTCGGGGATACGTCGGCGGCCACCTGTGTGAAAAATGCCATAGAAAGCCTCCTGTTTAAAAGAGGTCAATGAACCGCGTTTCCGTGGAGCCGTCCTCATATTCAAAAGTAACCTCGATCCCCACCTGCCCGGCAGGGCCTTTCTTCAAATCCTCGGAGGCGATCTGCGCCGAGAAGGTATAGCTGCGGCGGCTGGCCGGATAGACAGTCTGCGCAAGGCTTTTTGTCATGCCAAGCACGCCCGTCGCCTTAAAGCAGGCCGTACCGGAAACGCCGTTCTCCGCGTCCACCTCAAAGCCGGAATTGAGCCAGTAGTTCATGCCGCTGTCCGCGCGGGAATTGCGCAGGTGGTTGAATGGCACAAGGTCTTTTACCTCCTGCCGGTCGATCACGTCGGTGGAGGCCAGCACGTCGGCGGCCTTATCCCATTGCGCTGAGGAATCCCCCAGCTCCCGCAGTGTCGTGGATAATTCCAGCACCGTTTTCCACGGCTCCTGCAGGTTATACTGGCGGCGCACCACGCGGGTTTTTACAGATAAATGCAGGTCTTTGTCGTCCACCGTCACAATGTCGCCCAAATCCCACGCCTCATGCTCATAGCCGGTTAAGGCCGACAAGTCCATAGCCGACAGCACATAGGAAATCCGTGGCTTTGCGTACTGCGCCAGCCTCATCTGCGTAAATTCAAGCATTTGATAAGGGTTCGTGAAATTCGAGCAGTCCAGCGTGGAAATGCGCACCTCACCTGTATAGGTGAAATCCTCCACATACTCCCGGTTATTGTTGATAGAGGCAAAAGTCATGCCGTCCTTTCCATAGGCATAAAGCCGGGTTACGAGGCTCCTTGTATCCACTACCCGCTGGATGGATTTCAGGTTTTTCTTATATGCGAACAGCGCCCCGGTATCCCTGCCGCCAAAGGTCAGCAGGTGGACGAGGCGGTTCGGGCAGTCAAAGATCAGGTCGCCGCCGTGGATATTCTGCGTGGCCCGGAGGATGGAAAGGGCGTTTTTCTCCGTACACTGCCATGTGCGCTTTGTAGTGACGTTCACCGTCCCCACCGCCCAGCCGGTATGTTCCAGCGCGTGACGCATAGGGGCCTCGGCGGTATCCGCATTAAAGTCCACGGTTCCCTTTTCTTCCGAAAAGGAAAGGTCATAAAAGGCCGCCTCCGCATACACCTGCGTCATGATCCGCCCGTCGGCATCCTTCGTATCCGTGAGCGTCCGGACGCGGTAAATATCATTCACGATCTGCACCTGCTTTTCATTGTCCAGCATGGCCCGCTTGGTGTCATGGAAGGGCAGGGAAAATTCCAGCGTATCCGCGCCGTTGACCTCGCTTGTCACGATAATGTCAAAGGCGTTTTCCAAAACCGCCTCCCATGCGCCGTTTGTATCCAGCACCACGGGCCGGGCAAAGCCCAGCTTTTCATAAGGGGCCTTCGGTATATCATGGAGCTGGATTTCCAGCACCTTCGGGCTGCGGGCCGTATCCTGCGTGGCAAGCGTTACCCGGAAACGGATATACTGCCGGTTCGGGGATTGCAGCTCGCCGTTTACGCCCACGGTCTGCCACGCCGACCATTCTTCCAGATCGTCGGAGGTGGCCGTTTCGATTTCCGCAATGGAAGTCACGCCCGCCGTATATTCGCTGGTGACGGATACCCGGCCCGTGCCGGAAAGAGCGCAGGGCGCGGCCTTTGTGACAAGCTGGCCGGTGGTGGGATATGTCCCGTCAGCGCCTTGCCGCAGGGTAACGCTGCCCGGCTCCAAAAGCGCGTCCACCAGGCCGCCCATATCCCCGCCGATGGCGGAAAGGGAGGCTTTGAAATATTCCGCCAACTCCTCCGCCGTAAGGGGAGAATCCGTATCCAGAAACCAGTCGTCAAAGCCGCCCGCGTAATAATACTGCTCCGCGTGCATACCCATCACCAGATCGGCCACGCAGGAACGGTTCAGCTCCCCCGTCCATGAAAGGGAAGCGGAAATAAAGACCGCACCGCTTCCCCGGTCGCCGACCACATAACAGGCCCGCTTATTGTCCGGCTCGATCACCGCCGCGATAAAATACCAGCCATTATTGGCAAAGGAAAAAGGAGGCGTGACCGATTCGTCCAGTATCAAAGAGCCGGAGGAATTATAGAGCATGAGCCTCGGCTTCCCCCGGATCAGCGAAAGGTAAAAGACAGGCTGGCCCGGCCCCTGCCTTGTGTTAAAAATCGGGCAGTAGGTATTCCCCACCGAGTAGGTGGTGGGGTTCATCCAGCCGCCCACAATGAGCCGCGCCCCAAGTCGTGCAAAAATCGAACCATCATTGACTGCCCGCAGGCAGGTTTTCTCGCTGGCAGGGTTGGTGATGTTCATTCGGAAATACCGGCCCTTCTGTCCCTGCCGTAAACTGGCGCTTGTACCGCTCCAATGCACCACCGTAAAATCCCGGCCATTGCCGGAGGAATCGGCCAGCCGGTCATTGCCATCCGGGGCGGCTTCATTGAACCGCCAGAGGCCGGAAGCCGCGCATTCTGCCGGAAATTCCCCGGTAAAATCCTCCTGCGCCGTCAGTATTGTTTTCACCGCCATAGCCTCACCTCCATCTGCTCTTGGCCTGTATGCGAAGCTCGGAAAATGCCGCGCCCCCGGCCGTCCCGATCTCCACTATATTCAGGCCCTGCCGCAGGACGGGGAAATTCAGCTCCTGCAGGCAGGGCAGGCCGTTCCTTAATGTATTCCCGGCGCTGTCCGTCACCTTTGCCGTTACCATACCGGTGTCGATCACCAGCACTTCCCCGGCAGAAAGCGGGCCGACAATGCGAAGCTCCTCGCCGTTTGTCTTTATGGAAATGTAGCCGGAGGAAACCGCCCCCTGCAGTACATAGACCGGCTCCGAATCCGTATTCCCCACCAGCCGCACGACCTCCTGCGCCCCGGTTCCGGTCAGCACAAAGGCTTCATCATCCAGCGCGTACCCGTAAGGGTCGGGGCACAGAAAGCGCAGGGAAAAGGCGCCAGCCGCCCGAAGGAGCCGCTCACAATCCACCGCGTCCGACAGCCGCGCCTGAAAATACCGGTCGGGAACGTCGTCCAAAACAAGCTGTTTCAGTCCCTGCGCAGGGTCAAGCCACGCGGATACCCGGTCTAAGACGGATACCAGCGCGGCAAAGGTCTTCTGCGGGAAAACATTGCAGCTTATGTCAATGTACCGCTCCCCGCTGTCGGCCCCGAAATCCGCGAGGCCCGGCTTTCCGGGGACGGTTTCCGTATTGCTCCGCACCGAAGGCGAAGCCTGCCAGCCCGTCAGGCGGGCCTTGACCTTCATGGATTGCGAGGATACCCCGCCATATTGAAAGCCCATAAAAAAGCCCTCCTTCGTCGTCACAAACTACATATCGCTCACTTCCGCACAAGTGCGAAAGCTCACTCATTCCGTTGTACCTCCTCTCCCCACAAAGCCTTCCGGCTTTGCGGGGTTCCCCTAAGCAGTGATAATGCGGCCCTGTGCGCGGGAGCCGGTCTGCATGAGGTTATAAAGATCCTGCGAGATTTTCCGTATATCCTCCTCGCTGCGCACGATCATCTGCTGTACCATGACGAGCGGGCCGCCGCCCGCCATGAAACCGGCCCCGCCGGATACGCCGCCGGACACATTCGCATTTGCATTGACCGAGAAATCGGTAGGGATCGCGGTCTGTATATCCTCGGCGAGCTGGTTCATCACGCCGTCAATATCGGCGCTCATCTTCTCAGCGGCAGAAACCGCGTCCTTCCCGTTGGTATCAATGGAACCGGCAAGGCCCTTCACCATCATTTCACCAATCCACGCCATTTCCGTGGACGGGGAATGGATACCGAAGAAGTCGCAGATACCGTCCCAAATCGACGAAATCCAGCCGGACACCTTATCCCAAATCCAGCCTGCAAGGCTCTGGATACCAGACCACAGGCCCTGCACAATGTTCTTGCCGATCTGGACGATAGACACCGCCGCTTGGCCGATCCCTTTCAAGATAGCCAAAACGATCTGCGGCAGGGAGGCCACCAACTGCGGGATGGCCCGCACCAGCCCCACGGCTAACTGAACCACCAGTTTAATCCCCATCTCCACGATTTTCGGGAGGTTGTTTGTGATAAAGCTGATAATGGACGTGATAATCTGCGGCAATGCCGCGACGAGCCGGGGCAGTGCGTTCAGAAGGCCCTGCGCCAAGCCCTCGATAATAGAGAAGGCCGCCGCTAAAATCTGATCCATGTTGTCGAGCAGCGTAGAGCAGATTAAAAGAATGGTCTCCACAATAGAAGGAATCAGCTCCGGCAGCGCCTCGCCAAGTCCCTCCGCCAAAGTGACGATTACCTGAATGGCGGCCTCGGCAATCTGCGGCAGGTTGTCTAAAATCCCCTGCGCCAGCGTCAAAACCAACTGCAACGCGCCCTCGGAGAGCTGGGGCAGGGCCGAAACCAGTGCATTAAGGAGCGTCAGGACAATATTCGTCGCCGATTCGATCAGCACGGGCAGATTGTCTAAAATGGCCCCGCCGATACTCGTCACGATATTCAGGCCCAATTCCAGAAACATGGGCATCTTCTCCAAGATCACGTTGGAAACGCCCTCTATGGCGTTTCCGATAGCCACGCCGATCTGTTCAAAATCCCCGTTGGCTGCGTTGATTTCATTGCTGAGTGTGGAAAAAACATCGGTGATCCCCGCCGACATTTCACTTGCCAGCGGCAGGAAAACGCCCTGAATGGAGCGCTTTGTCCCCTCTATGGCGGAATCAAGGTCATTGTATTTTATCTGGTTGATCTGCGAGAGTGCGTCGTAGGTCTTGCCCGCGCCGTCCTCCATGCTGGCCAGCACCGGCAGGACGCTTCCCTGCAAATCCTCAAACTGTGTGCCGAACAGGTTGACCGCCGCCGTATTCTTGGCAATGGGATCGTCCATACTGTCAAGCGCATTGACGACCTCGAAAAATGCCTCCCTTGCCGAATCCCCGCCAGCGGCAAACCGGGCCGCCATAGCGTCCGCGTCCATGCCAAGGGCCTGAAAGGCTTCGGTGGTGGTATTGCTTCCGTCGATCACGCGCAGGTTAAATTCCTTTACCGCGTCGCCCACCTTATCAATCGAAAAGACACCGGCTTCGGAACCGCTGATCAGACCGCTCACAAATTCGTCTGCGGAGAGGCCGAGGGCAGCGTACTGTGCCGAGTATTCGTTGAGAGTGTCTAACAGGTCGCCGTTCTGATCTGCGCCGTTCTGTGCGCCCACGGCAATGATGTTATAGGCTTCCTCTGCGGAAAGGCCAAAATTTTTCATTAAGGCGTTTGCCGTCCGGGCGGATTCCTGCAGGTCATACCCGAAGGTGTCCCGCAGGGCGAATCCGAATTCCGTGGCCTTCTGCAGTTCCTCGTCCATAAGGCCGGTGGTTTTCTGCACCGCGGAAATGCCTTCCGCCACGTCCTCCAAGCTGTCGCCGAAATTGTTTGTATATACCCGGCGGGCCGTTTCACCAAGCGCCTCCAATTCCGCGCCGGTGGCCCCGGTGGAGGCGGAAATCTGGTTCACCGCCTGATTGTACTCGTCGCCCAGCTTCACAAGCCCCACGCCTGCGGATATGGCGGCGGCACCGATAGCCACGACGGCGGCAGCCACCACCGCGCCAATCGTCTTTGCAATGCCGCCCAGCTTTTCAAACCGGTTCCCGGCATCCTCCGCCTTCCCGGCGCTTTCTTCCAACGAATC